AATACTATCTGTAGTTCCATTATGTATCTTAAGTACACGCAAACAGTCAGAAGGTAATGCGTAAGCATGATCATATTCTACTACTGGAGCTGTACTATTTTGAGCTAATTGAACTCTTTTATGTAAACAGTTCCAAGCATGAGATCTAAATACTCTATTTCTTACTGGCTCATATCTTTGATTACATAGACGAGCATTTTTAGTATCATCTGTTAATGCTGATATTGTTGATGCACCCAGCAAATTTAATGCTGAATTACACATATTAACTACACTTGCCATTATAAAATTATACCAATTACAATAAGAACAATAGCAATAACAACATAAGATTTAATTGCTGTACTTCTACTATTCCAATATTTTTTTATTTTTTTCATTATATGTTCTCCAGTTTTATTTCTTGGCAATCAAATTTAATTGCTAATTTTTCATTGTTTACTTGTTCATCATCTAATGTGTCTAAAGCTGCATAAGCTTGTTTATAACCTTCAAGAATACAGTTGTTATAAGTATCGAATTGAATACCTAATACTCTACCTGGCATACATTGTGGTTCAGATGCTGAAAATGAACATAGATAAATAATTATTATATATTTCATTTTAACATTTCCATCTTCTTCTTGCTTGTCTGATCCTTGAGTTAGGATTGTTTCTAGTTTTTGCTGAACTTCTTTTCAGTTGACCAGCTGATCTAGCACAATATGATTTTCTTCGTTTAGCAGCAGCTGATCCTCTTTTAACTTTACCAGTTACTGCGGTTTTTAATTTTGATCCTGGATTAGCTCTTCTATAAGCTTTAACTCCACGTCTAGTCATTCCAGCTCCAGACTTTGTTGGTCTGTAGTTTCTTTTGTTTCTTGAAATTGATCTAGCCATTATAATTGCACTCTAGGCGGTTTCCACTCTCGCTTTCACCGCCTAAAATTATGTTTATTAATTAACTACGTAACTAATATTCCATGATAACGTACCAGCAGTACCACCAGTTGCATTAAACGTAACTGCAACGTAATAGTATCCTCCAGGATCTGAACTGTCTCCAGCTATTTCCCAGACTTTTTGACCAGTAGTTGTAAGATTAGCTGCTTCGTGTCTTACGTCTGCTAATGCTGCTGCATCAGCAACTGAAGTCGCAAAGCAATCTTCATCTTTAACTACACCAGCTGATGTATAAAGACCGACATTGAAAGTACACGAACCACCGAATGTGTCTGATCCCACAAATAATTGTGGAATAGCCGCATTAGTAGGAATAGGTGCTAACATAACAATATCATTATCTGTACTGTCTCCAGCAGCAAGTTCTACTGTTCCTTGAGCTACTCTTAAAACGCCATGTAATTCTGCTGCGTTGTTAAGAACTTGAGGACTAGCTTCGAAATTTGCTACAAGATCTGTATTAAGTGTTGTCATAATTATATACTCCTATTGATTATGCTTCGTGACATGGAATTTGAAAAATTGCTTTTTCTTCCATACGAACTGCGCCAAGATCCATACAGTAATAAACTTGTGTACTGTAAGATTTGTCAGCTCTTTCAGAAATGTTTGCTTTGATGTCTTTACCGATTGCTAATTTAATAGCATCTTCAGTGTAAGCAAAAACAAGTCTGTCGTCAGTGTTAGTTGCATCTAATGGTAATCTATTAGACATAATGAACTCAAAACCTAAGAAGGAATTTACTTCTCCAGTTGATAATGCACGAACTGTATTAAAGTCAGCACTTGTAACTGAAGTTGTACCTAATAGATCAGAGATCTGTTGAGGCCCACATACGATATAACGTTTTCTAGAACTATCTATATCGTTATCATCAAAGTTTTTCTTCGCAGCTAAAAGTTTAGCAACAGTTAAACCGTCTGACTGGTCTGAAGTTGCGAACTTTTGTGTTGAAGGTAAAGCTGTTGATGTTGCACCAGCTACGCCAGTTGAAGCAGAAGCATTCATAGCTGTAATGATTACATCATCCATAGCTCTATTCATTGCTGCCGCTGCATTTCTTGCATAAGCTGAAGTCGGATCTACCAACATTCTTATTTTATCGCTATCATCGATTAGGTCTCCCCACTCATACGATGCTAGAGATACTCTTCTTCTGCTATGCGGTGTATCGATTTGTGGTGTATCTCCGTGTCTTGAAGTACGAAGTACAGCCGCTGTAGAATCAATTTGTTCAAAGAACGCATTTTTTCCTACGATACTTTCCTCATCAACAGAAGATCTTAATTTACTACCCATTTGTTGAGACAGTAAAGTTACATTCGAAGAATATTGTTCAACGAATGAAGTTGTTATTTGTGAACTCATAATAAGTTCCTCCTCTATTGTGTTAGTTTAACTTTAAATTAAACGGATGATTATCCTTGCGGATCTTCCTGAAATTTACATCTTCAGATGTTAGTCTTTCCTAACGTCAACAAAGGTCTTGCGGATTGTCTTTGATTTTATTTACCTAACCGAAGTTAAGCAAAACTGTTAAGCATCTACTTCGTTATTTTTCTTACGAATAAGAGCTGCTACTTCTTCAACAGCTACAGCATGAGCTGGATGTTTCTTATCCCAATATGCTGATCCTGGTTGTTGTAAAGCGCCAATTTGTTTTGTTATATCATTAGCTGTCATATAGTCAGGAGTATCTCCTTTTACTATATCATCTTCAGATAATTTTTCTGACAAGTTTGCAAAGGCTTTTACTATTTGTGGATTGTCTCCAAGCTTACTGCCATCTGCTAACATTGTGTTATTTAAAAAATCTGCACCTAAAGTAGCTGTTGCTAAATTTTTAGCACCAGTTATTCTATTATCAAAAGTAGAACCAAACTCTTTACGGAGTTCTTGTTCAGATACTTTTCTAGCTTCTTCTGCTTTTATGCTCTGATCATTAACACCTTGATTAATAACTTCGTTATAATATTTCATAATACCATCTGCTTGATTAGGAAGTAATCCTAACTTAACAGCTTCTTCAGAAAAACTTTTTAAAGTATCTTCTGGTACTGCATGACCTTCAGGTAATGAATATTTATAAGCTTCAGCAGTTTCTGGACTACCTAATTTTTTATAAACTTCTTTCCAATCTTCATCGGTTGCATGTTTGTTTGGTATTGCAATCTTATCTAAGCCTACTAATTTTTGTGAGTGTAGATATGATTTAACAAAGTCATCCATCTTATTAAAATTTTGTAATGACTTTTCTTCTCTATATTCTTCTGGAATAAGAGATTGAAAATCAACAGCTGGTGCTTCTGGTGTTGTAAGTGTTGCGGCTGTTGTTTCTGTTTTTGGTTGTTCTGCTGTAAGCGTTGTAGTTGTCTGCGTTACTTCAGGTTGAACTACTTGTTCAGTTGTCTGATCCATAGATTACTCCTCTTTATGATTGATCATGCTTTTTATAAATAACAGAACTGTTCTCTGTCCTTCAAAAAAAGCGGTTTCGTTAGGCTCTTTACTGTTATACGTTGACGTATTGTAAAAACACCTTTTCTCTAAATCATCCATGACCATCTTGCCATCGTCTGATTTAAAAACTTTTTTATAGTTTTGTATTAATTCTTTTATTTTATTCTTACTGTTGTTGTTCTCGTTCTGCATTAGATACCGCTTGTACTGCTGGTGCTACATTTCTAGCCATTTCACTTTGAGCCATCTGTTGTTGCATTTCAGCTTGTTGATTTTGTGCTTCAGCTTTCTCTTCTGCTATTTGTTGAACTTCAGCGTCTGATCTAATCATTGTTGCTGGTAGTCCAAGAATTTTAATTAAGTTTTTAATTAATCCCGGTGGATCTATATAATCTAAAGTTGATGGTGCTAATTGTGATATATTGCCAAATAACTCTAAACCTTTAACAATAGAATTTAATTCTTCACCTCTTTGTGCAAGAGCCATAGGTGAAACATATTCAACATCTACTTCTTGATTTAATAAAATTTCTGGAGCTTCTGGAAATAGATTATTTCTTAACATAATATTAAATATTCTAATAATCATTGGCTGTAATAATTCAGATTGTAATCTGCCTAATACTGGACCAAGTATTCTCATCTTCTCTTGATTACGTTGCACAACTTCTGTTGCAGTCATGTTACGGTTTTCAGTAATTAATAATTGATCAACATGAAAAGTTTGGGAGATAGCTTGTCGTCTCTGCTCTTCCATGTTTAATCCTAAAGGATTGTTTGCACCAATGTTTAATGTTTCAATTCGGTCTCTACTGCCACTCCTATAATAATTAATACTTCCCGGTGACATTCTAATTGGCATTAACATACTATCATCAGGTACTAATAAAGGTGGATCAACTTGTTTCTGTGCTGCCTTCATTCCAACTTCAACCATTTTGTTTAAAACTTTAACATCTGGTAAAGCATTCATTCCCGGAGATCTTCCATAAATCTCATTTGATGCTTTTAAATATCTTGGAACTACATAAGGAAATTCTTTAAAACCACCTTCTGAAATAATATGTCCAGTATCATATTCAAAGTAACAAGAGACAAAAGGCATATTTTGTTTATCCTCTTTTCTAGGATTATACATATCTCTAGGTTTAACAACATGACAAAGTTCTATATCTTCAAATTGAGATTTCTTAACTGTGTTTTGTGTTTTTGAACTTAAATTTTCTAAACCAAATTTTTCAGCAGTTGCTTTAGCAGTCATTTTAAATCTTCTGTAAATGCAATTCACCATTCCTTTAGCATCTTCTGAAATATATAATTCTTTTATGTGTCTTGATGAAAACCGAATGATGTCGTCTTTATCTTCTTCTATTTGTAAACAAGAAGTACCAAAGCAAATAAGATCAAAATAAGTTTCGAACACCTCTTGTTGAAAGTTAGATCTTGATATTGCTAAATACATTTTATCAGTTACATCTTCTAACCATTCTCTAGCTTCATCGTTTTGATTAACTAAAGTTTCTTTGTATCTTAAACCAAACCATCTATTAACCGATGACGTTAGCATTCCATGTAATGAACTAGCTAATAATTCTAAAGCATGAACAGCAGTTCCATCAAATATAAGTGTATGTCTTTTATCGCCTTTAGGTCTTTCAGTATTAATATCTGCTTTTCTGGGTAGCATATAATCAGCTACTTCTTGCCAATGGCTCTCCCAAGTGGCTCTTTTTTCCATCAATATAGATAGATTGTTTTTAAGTTCTGATGCTTTTTTTCTTTTATCTTGATCTTGCATTATCTTTTCTTGGCTGTTTTAGCTGATCGTCTAAATTGTTTAGCAGTTGGTCTGCCTTTAGCTCCACGCTTCCTCATCTTCTCTTTTGATCCAGCTTTAATTCTTTTTCTTTTTGCATGTATGTTTGCGTATAGTCCTCGTTTAGCCATAATTTATCCTAATAAAGTTTTCTTACTTAATGTGTAGTTGTTAGCTAATGTTTTTTTAGCTGTTATGTTTGTTGATCTTCTTCCTTTTCTTTTATTAGCTAATGTAATTTGATCAGCTGACATTTCTGTTGATGTAGGTCCTGATATATTATTAGTAGCTTCTTTTTGTATTTCTGCTGGACCTAGTATTGTTGCACTTGTAGTTGAAGCTTTTGCAAGTTCTATTCCTTGAGGATTATTGTCTCCGCCTTCTCCACCAGTATTAAACGAAGGTGATCTCATTGGAGTTACTCCAGCGGCTTGACCTTCATAATCCATTACATTTTGTTTAGATTTTTTGTTTGCACTTTTAATAGCTCCAGTAACACCTCTAATAACTGCTCCAGTTATTCCACCACCAGATATAAAACTTCCTATTTTAGATGCTGTACTTTGCGGTTTTGAATAACCAAATCTTGTTCTATTATTATTTCCGCCACTAGAACTTGATCCTCCACTAAATCCACCCATGACTTAGCCTAGTAAAGTTTTTTTACTAATCTCATTTTCATCGCTGTCGTTAAGACCAGAGTTAGTTGTTAATATTGTTGAAGATCTACCTTTACGTTTTCTCATCGTATCTTTTAGATCTCTAGCTGCATCAATCTTTCTTTGTTCATCATCGTAGTTAGGAACATCTGCTACTTCTGGCATCTTGATCTCAGGCATAGCTGGCATCTTAGGTGTGAATAGTTTGGCAATGAATGACATAATTATCTTTTTTTTTGTTCTAGTTTGATTTCTCTAATTTCTTTATCTGAAAAATAATCTGTCCATTTTTCACCAACTAAAGAACCTTTAGATGAATACAAAGGTCCATCCATTGTTTTTACTTTTGGTTTTTTAAAATTAGTATGTTTTATTGTTTTTGTTCCAGACATAATTTTTCCTTATATAATTTGGTAACTGCTATCAGCTACTCTTTGTAAGTTTTTGTTAGTTGTTTTATTTTCATCTAAACCAGTTGCAAGACATCGTAGAGCATCCATC